TTTAGTATAGATGATCTTGTTATTGAAAATGCAAAACAAATTTTATATGATGATATATTAAATAATTTAGAATTTTAATATAAAAAATGATACAGTTAAAATCATTAATATTTGAAAATAAAAAATCTATTCCACACATACTATTTGTTACAGACAGAGCGTTAGATCGACGTCGAGGATTTGCTAGAAAATTAATATCCAATAGACAATGTACCGGAGAAATTCGTACTCAAGATAAAGGATCATCAGCTGATTTACGAGATACAGTAAATTTATATGCAAATCCATATTATGATTTAGTAGTTGTAATGTCTCGCGGAATTTATGAAGTTTCGGAAAAAACTGATACTGATATTATCAAGGCAAATTATGATATCATAATAAGTTATTGCCATAGCATCAACGTACCAGTTTGCATGACAACATTTCCTAGTTTGCAATTTGTTGATGATAAATTTAAAGATAAAATTAATTTTACGTTGTCTGATGATAGAAAATTAGATCGATGGATTCAAGACAATGCAGATTACATACTAGATACTGGAATATTTGATGATGATGTGTATTTTGAAGAAAATGGTGTTTTTTTAAATCGAGAAGCACATAATGTATTATATCAAGAAATGCTTACAATTATCAATCGTTTAGATTTTAAAAATGATGAAGAAATTCCAAAACAAAAAATAATACCCGATCGATCAATTTTAAAAATTGGCAGTCAAGGTGATAAAGTTGATGAACTACAAACCATGTTGATTGCATTAGGATATAAAATTAAATTTTCAGAATTAATGACTAATAAATTTAATATTAGTACCGAAAATGCTGTTAATGCGTTTAAAGAAAAAAACAATTTAAAAACTGATGGAATTGTTGATGATAAGCTTATAAAACTCATACAAGATGCAATAAATAAACATGAAACTCCAAATGAAGATGATACATTTGATACTGAAAAAGAACGACCAATATATCAAAAAGATATGCCTAAAAATGTTAATGAATTTATAGAAAAATACAAAGATATTGCAATTGAAGAACGAGAAAAAAATGGCATTCCTGCTAGTATTACTTTAGCACAAGCCGGTTTAGAATCAGGGTGGGGTACGTCATATTTAGCTCAAGTAGGACGTAACTTTTTTGGCGTAAGATGTGGTTCATGGACTGGCGATAAAATATACGTAAAAGATGAATTGGGTCCTAAAAGTTGTTATCGTGCTTATGATTCACCCGAAGCATCATTTAGCGATCATTCACGAGTATTAATGCAACCTAGATATTCAAAAGCGTTTACATTTCCGGTGACCGATTATGAAAATTGGGCTAAAGAAATTGATGCCGGAGGATACGCAGTAAAAGGTCGTTATGCGCCAGCAGTAATTAAAATAATTAAAACATACGGACTCGATAAATATGATAAAACGTCTGCGCCTGCAGTTTCAAGTGATTCTGAAAAAAAATCATCAAATGGGATAGTTGGGTCAATACTTGGAGTAGCTGGGGCAGCAACCGTTGGAGCAGGTGCATTGTTTGGATTATCAACGGGCCCGGTAAATTCTAAAAAAGCAATGATTGGTGGAATTAATGGAGATTGGGACGGTTCTATGTCAAGAACATTGCAAATTGCAAAACTTGCTAATGATTTTGTAGGAAGAAATATAATTACGTCACAAAAACGAACTAAAGTAAAAACTGCATCGGGAAATACATCGGATCATTATGTTGGACAAACGGATGCGTACGCAGTAGATTTGGCAACAAGAGGCGCAGCAGGAGATGAATTATTTTATCATATTATGAATTTTTTAGGAAAACCAAATTTAAAACCGGGGAAATGGCATAATATTAACAAAGATGGATATCGATATCAAATTGGATGGCAAGTACCAGATCATTATAATCATATACATGTTGGAGTAAAAAAATTATAATTATATTAAAAAAGTAAAATATGTTTGAAAAATTAATTTCTACGTTAATGGCTTCTCGAGACCAAGCTCATGTATTTCATTGGCAATCCGTTGGCCCTGGATCATATGCTGCACATAAAGCATTAGGTAAATATTATGAAGCAATTCCAGATTTAGTTGATTCGTTAGTTGAAACATATCAAGGAAAATATGGAATAGTAACAGGATATGAACCAGCAGAACGGTTTGATGAATATTCAAAAGAAGGCGTACTAAAATATTTTAAAGCGTTAGTTACATTTGTAGAACGCGTATATACAAAATTTCCAAAAGAAGATACTAATATTATCAATCAATTGGAAACAATTAAAGATTTAATTTACACAACAATATATAAATTGGAAAACTTATCATGAAAATTTTTGATTTTAAAAATCCTAGACACGTGCAAATTCTTAAAGAAGAAATATTTCGTGCAAAACGTATTCTTCGTGAATACAATGAAGCTGAAATTTGGAAACGTTTAACGCTGCAACAGCGAGAAGAACTATTAAGTTCCGTTGATGACGATATGGGTCCGGATTTTGCTGATGAATATGCAGAAACGGAATGGCTTGAAATTCCAGATGCCGTTACGAATCGCATTGATATATCTCGTTATACTGCAGATTATGCAAAAAGTGTTGATAAAGATGCATTAATGTATGCCCGGGGTATTTTATCTATAATATACGACACTAATCGATTTAAAAATACCAAACAACTTCAAGATTTCATAGCAAAAGAAATCGGAACAAAATCTACAGATCAAGAATCTATGAAGATGGCGTTAATGCAATATGCACGAGATAATTCCGTTAAACTAATGAGTTTAAATATCAAAACACAACGCATGGCAGAACCGGCCCATGGCCCTAAAAATCCAGACACTAGTATACTTAGTGGACCGACAAAACCTAGTACTAATCCGTTTAACTTTGGATGGACGGGAGATTAATGCAGTTGCGTACGGAATTTATTGCATTAATGGTAATAGAAGTACAAAACAAACAAAAATCAACTGAACCTAAACTTCGCTTTATAAATCGCAATCATATTATGCAAATTTGGCAAGATAATGAAGATATTTTTATTGAATTAACAGATTATAACAAACTTAAAATTCAAAATGAAAATATACATAATTTTATGGATCGTTTTATATAAAAATGATATTTATATTAAAATAAAAAGGTTAACATGACATCACAAGAAATATTTGATCATTTAGAACAACAATGGTCCGTATTTAAAGAAAATCATGAACGATTTATCGATAAAGGTGTTAAAGCTGCAGGGGTGCGAGCTCGTAAAGCCATTAATGAAATTAAAAAACTTGCAAGTAAATATCGTTCTACACAATTATCTGAATCAAAAAGTGAATGAAACGAACGCAAAAACATATCATATTTAATACTTTGCAACAAATGATTGTTGAACAAGCTGCAGCTGCGGATGATTCTAAAAAAACATCGTTGGAAACAGATGCGGCTCCGTCATCTGCTAAAAATTCTCCATTTACTCCTGCGGAAGAAAAATTTTTAGGTAAATTTGATGCATATGGTTCTGAACATTTGGGTATTATTTATTCATTATCAGATATAGGTATTCGAGAATTTATTGCAAGAAGTGGAAAAGATCTTAATTTAACGCCTGATATATTATTAAAATTGCTTCGAGATAAAATTATTAATGTTGTTCCATATACCGGATGGGGTCGAAATAATGATTATACAATTGAATTGCAATTATCACTAGATGATGTTAAAGGTTTGGGAGCCGATGACAAAGAAAAAGTAAAAGCCGGAGCAGAAGCATCTGGTGCACCTACTGGAGGTGGCGGAGGTAGCAGTACGCCCCCACCGCCGCCAGAAGTTTCATGGGTGATACGATATGGTGATTTACTAAAAGAATCTGCAAATATTGTAAAACGTTTAATGATAAATCAATCAATTACTGAATCTAAACATGAATTAACAAAAATAAATTTATATGTTAAAGATTCTAGAATACTTAAACAATTACCAAAACAATATCTTAAACATTTAGAACAAATAATTACATTTTTATCTAAAAAACGACATTCAACAACAGAAAAACAAAAAATTATTGCAGATATTTTAGATAACTTACATGTTAATTTTAAATTAAACGACAAACAAATTGCTAAATCATATGAAATGCATAAAAAACAAAAACGTTTTGAAAAATTTGCAAATAAAAAATAAAATTTGGATAAATCAATCAATTTTATTATATTAATAATAAGTTATAAATTTTAAAAACAATAAAATGTCGTATTACACAGCAAAAATTCAACTAATTGACATGGTTGATACACCAAAAGGCACAAAAGAAAAACGAACTACCGAAACTTATTTGGTAGAAGCACTTTCAGTAACCGAAGCAGAAGCAAAAGTTGTTGAAGATTTCAAAGGTTACACGTTTGATTTTGAAGTTAAATCAGTTTCTGCAAGTAAAATCATTAAAATTATTGAATAATGGCAACATATAAAGAAGGACAAACCGTTGTTGTTACGCAAGATGGCGTAAATCGCATAGGAGTAATATTGGATCGCTATTTACTTGGCAATACCAAAATGATTGTGCATGATATATTGTTAGAAAATCGTTCTGCAATTATTATGATTAATACCAACACAAAAGCCAATACTTATATCAATAACAATTTAACTGCTATGTTGTGCGATACTGGAATTATTCAAACTACAATTCCTTACAAACAATTATTAGCTGATGATGCATTGCCAATTACTAAAGCATAAAATATGCAACTTGCAAGTTTAATTAAACGTGTACAACAACGTTATCCGGGCAGTTTGTGCATGCAAATTCATGATGAATATCACGTAATGTATAACAATGAAAGTTTAAATGATATGTTTTTACTACCCGGATTTGATACGGAACATGAAACGTGGCAACAAATATCACAATTTGTAAAAATGGAACAAAGCATTAATCGTACTCATCCATTAAAACAAATGATATCCGAACAAAAGAAACTACAAAATCAAGAACGAATTGCAAATAGAATTCATAACTATAAATAAAGACATGACAAATAGTATTAATCAACCATGGGCAATTTCAGATAAATTTAGGACCCGATATGGTAACACGTGGGCAGATTTAGATTTTATAATTGAAGCAAAAATTTCTGCAGAAAATTTTAAAACAGATCCGATGAATTGTACAATTGGATATTTAAATATATTCAATCAACAAATTAAAATGTATTACAAAGATTTGATTGCATATTCAAAATCAATAAATACAATAGCAGAAAATGTTTATGCGAATAAACCTAATAAAGAAACAACATTTCCTGTTGAAGTTAAAGGTAGAACTTTAGTATTGCGCAAGCATGAACTAGGAAAATTAGCACAAACATTATCTGATGCATTGCAAATATCTATGCGTAGTTATGAATTAGGTTTATATTTATAATTGTAGATGCAAACAAAAACATATGCATATTATTTTAAATCAGATTCAACACAAGAGCCAATTGGATTTATAACAGCTCATACTATTGTTGAAGCTCAAGAAAAATTGTGCACAATTAAACAGTTGCCTAAATACGAAATTGAGCATTTATTTGTTATCAAACAAAAAAAGGAACGAGATGCAAACATTATTCGATAAAATTTTTATAGGCAAATCAGAATATTTAGCAGTTAAATCAATGCATGTATCTGAACGTTTGCAATATTTGTTTGATTTATATGATTCTGTATCTAAACAAACCCGAAGCATGGATTTGTCAGCATTTTTTACGGAAGTTCAACAAACATTAGAACAATATCATGAAAATGCCGTTGTTGAAACGCATGATGTTGCTACGCCGGCTGCTAATTCAAAATCCATGGATTTTGTTGATGTAATGATTGATGATCACAACATCATGATTGAATCAAATAGTTTGCGAGCTGTACGCCACGTTACCAATAAATTCATAGAATCAGGATATATTTTACAACGAGATTTTGCAACAGAAAAAATGTTTCGCAAAGATAAAACAACGCGTTATATTCGTATTTATCGCATTATCAATTTTATAAATTCAATGTGTCTTAATTAAAAATTAAATGACAAAAAAACAACAAACGCCTGATACTATCATCAAACAGTTTGAAAAACCACAATTTGAAATTGCAGATGTAGTATTCTTTACATGGTTAGGTTCAAAAAAATATGGTTATGTTACAAAAATTAAAAAAACTACATGGGGTGTTATGTATACAGTTGAATCAAATAATACGCGGTATCCTTGTGGGGTTTCGATTAATGGGTATAAAACAGCGTATACAACGGGATGCATCAATGTCGATGAAACAAGATCAATTGGACAAAATGAAATTAGGATACGCATCCAAACCGGACATACAAGCACATATACAGAGCTTTTTACAGACACCCGAAGGTCAACAATTGAAAGCAGAAGCAAGTCTGACAGTAGCAAACACGTATCTTCATCAAATCATAACTCAATTAAATCACCCCGAATTAGCAATACGAGAAAAGATGTTGTTAAATCTAGCACTAATGGAAATAATGCGGGAATTGGAAAAAAACGAAAAAATTCTGAGCTCGATATCGCAATTCAACGACAAAAAAATTTCTTAAACGGATTCATAAAAAAAGATTAATAATTGATTGGATATTAAGATTGTATTTCATATTATTGTAATATAATTAATCAATTAAAAATTTAAGTTATGAAAAAGTTAGCATTGTTATTTAGTTTAGTAGCATTTTCCGTAAATGCACAAATTAAAGTTGGTAAATGCCAATCGTATTATGCAGATAAACAATTAGCTAAACAATTATTTGATTTGATAAATGCGTATAGAAATAGTTTAGGCGAAGCTTCATACATTTGGGAAGAAAATTATTACGTAACTGCAAAAACGCAAAATGATTATTTAGCTGATAATGGTCTGTGGGGTCATAGAACTAATTATATGCCCGGTACTGAATTAATTGTAGCTGTTAATAATTTACAAATTACAATTAATTCCGATGTATATTCAATGTTAGCCGATTCTTGTTTACGCCAATGGAAACATTCTGAATTTCATCACAAAATACTTAAAACTCCAATACTATCAAAATTACAAACTTCACGTACGATAACAGTAAATAATGTAAATTTAAACGTACGTTTGTGTAAATACGGAGCAATATCAGTTAACATATTAGACTATGGTGATGTTAAACATATTTCTTGTATTTTACATTTAGGTTATTATAACGATCCATTAAAAGATATGTAAAAAATAATAACAGATAAAATGGGATTATCCCATTTTATTTTTTTTAGTATGCTTCTAATTTTACAATTTTAAATTGTCCACCTAATGCAGTTGTAGTTGCTTTAGCTCCTATACTATTTAAATCATCTTTAGTAGTTGTTGTTGATTGATCTGCTTTTTTAATTGAAAAAATTAATCTGGCATATTGTGCTGCATCGCCACCTGTTTCTACTTTTGCTACCATAGTAGGAGTTACCCCAGCTGTATTACCAATTGCTTTAAGTAGCGATTGGCCTCGTTGATATGCTAAAAACGCATTACCTCCAGACATCGGATCTTTTACTACACCTTCGGCATCTGCAGTTGGATCTGCAGGTACCTGATTTGGCTGTAAACCTAATGCTTTAGCAAATCCAGCTTGATCAAGTTTAACCGGACGATCATATGATGCTCCAGATTCAATTCGCATTGCTGTTATTTCACCTAATTTTTTTGCATCTTCGATTGCTTTAGTAACCTGTGGTGCTACATTAGCATCCATGGTAACTTTCAATGTTGGAAATAAATTTTTTGGTAAATCGGCTGTAGTTTCCGGGCCGGGTGTCCACAATATTTCGGATGTTTGTGTTCCTGTAGTTTTTGCACTAGCTGCTTTGTATTGTTGATTTGCATATATAATACAACTAGTTGAATTTACTTGTTCCGAATTAATTAAATCTAAACTTCCTGCTCCTGGAGTAGTCTTTGCATTTCCTTGGATGAAAGAACCACCTTTAATATTACCTTTGTTGTCTGCGCTATACGGAAATATATCTATTTGATTGATATATGAACCAGCTTTCTTTTTACCTGTATAGTCATCTGATGCAATATTGCCTATGTTAAAATCATTACAATAAGTTAAAATATTAGACATATCTGAACTTTGTCCTGCATCCTGGCCCGTAACACCCGTAGTACTAACGATACCAACTGTTAAAACCTTACCCGGATCATTTGGACTTTCATTTAATTGTATTACTGTTTCGTTACCCCATTCTGTAATTGAATCCGCGGCTTCCACTGCATCTCGTAATTTAGTTATATCTTTAAATGTACCCTTTAAAGGATTTGTTGTATTATATTGTACAATAGCTTTACTAGAAAATGCAATCCATGCTGCGGCTATATCAACTGTCGTTGTTGAAAAACTTGCACCATATTTTGTCAATAAACTTTTTATTGTCTGAACACTTGTAGTAAATTTTGTACCCCAATTTTTTGAATCATTTATAAACGAATCAATTACTGAATTTGGATTTTTAACAGCAGCCGGTGCCCCTAATGCTTCATTTAATAATTTTCTAATTTGATGTTCATTTAAATTTTTAGTTCCAAAACGTGCCATGTTTTGAGCTAATAATCGTTCTAAATTCATGTTTTTTTATTCCTTTATGGTTTTTAATATATATTTCAATGTTACAATTGCAATAATAAATATCATACAAAAAAAAATAACGTTATTTGGATTTATAAAAACATTTTCATATTATTGTAATATAAACCAATTAAAAATTTAAGTTATGAAAAAGTTAGCATTGTTATTTATGTTGATATACAACGTTATTATATCTCAAACTGTTCCTAAAAGTTTAAAAATTGGATTTACTAAATTTTTGGAATTGCATAATTATTCCAATATTGAACTTGATAATGCATTGTCAAATCCGGATACTATATTATATAAACCTTCTACATCATGTTATGTTATAGATTTTGAACACAATCAAATTTTGCTCTATCAAAAAGATTCTTTAGTTGCACAGGCACCAATTGTTTCTATTCATTTCAATGTTGCTGCACATGATTTAAAATTTGAAAATTGGGATTTTGTTATTAAATTGCAAGATTATGCTAATGATACAGAAATTCGAATTAACATGCAACACAATACATTTATTTATTCATATGTATTTGATATCAAATCAATTGGATATTATGAACGTATAACAGCGATATCGCGAGATGTAGTATTTATTCCGTAATAATAGTAAAAATGGGGGCATTGCCCCCATTACATGTTTATTTTTTATTCTATTTTGGTGCTGTACTTTGAAATGCCGTTACGGTAAGTGAACCAATATATTCTGATACAGTTGTTTTTGCATTTGGATCATTGGATTTTGGTTTAACCAATACTATCATATAGTTAGGATCTTTAGAAAATAAGTTTGATCCTTTTCCAATCATTGGACTCACAATGCTACGAAATTTTGCTTCATCTTGTCCGGTAATTTTATTTAACCATATATTTCCAGTAATTGTTTGTGCAGTTGCATCAAGTTTTAATCCATCATATGAAGTAATAGGAATTCCTGCCAATGTTATACTTCGAATAAAACCTGAATAATCTGTTGCTGCATTTTTACCTAAACCTGATATCGTAAATGAAGCTTTACCTGTCATATCAATTCCACCTTTATTTGTTGGAAGACTTAATGCCATTGGAAATGCATATGTAAAATCTTCCATCAATCGCTGCAAATTTTGTTTTTCTGATTTGGTTAAATTTTTGGATCCAAAACGAATCATGTTTTCAGCTAATATGTTTTGTAGTTTAATCATTTGTATCCTTTTTCTACATATAAATATTACACAAAAAAAAAAATACAAAAAACAATTTGGATATATCAAACTAATTTCATATTATTTTAATATAATTAACCAGTTAAAAAATTAAAATCATGAAAAAGTTAGCCTTGTTATTTGCATTTGGTTTAAATGTTATTTGTTTTTCTCAAACAATTATAATTCAAGTCGATGAAATACAATCATTTTATGGTGATACGTCGCAAAATATAAATGAAATTTTCAATAACGTAAGTTACATTACCCAACCCGAGTCTAAAAATTGTAAGTATGTAATTAATACTTCTGATTATACGGTGGATTTTTATCGCAATAGCGTATTACAAACTACAGAAGCTATAGAAATTGAATTCGTTAATAATCATATGATTGTACGGATACTTGAATTCGGTTTCAACATAGGACTCATAATAGATTTTAACGTCGAATCCGTAGTTTTTTATGATATACAACCATCTTTTGTAGAATACATGAAATTTACAAAATTTGAAATTGTAAAATCAAATTAATAAATTTATGGTTTTACCGTCGGCCGTGCGCCGGCTTTTTTCAAATGTGTACCTACTGCTTCGATTGCTGCATTATATGCTTGATATTTCGGAATATTGTCTGTAGTTAAATATTGATTTAATACAGCACAAGAATTGCCTTCGGAAAATTTAGTCGTCGCATTGAATGTAGAATTAATTAATGGAGTACATGACACCCATTGTCGAGAAATAGTTGGGTTTTTACTAGCAGCCGCATTTATCTTTCTTACTGCTTCTAGATAAGTTACTTTGCCCTTGGTTACATCATTTGGCCACAGAAACGTTCTAGGCATCACAGCATATCCACCAATCGTCCAGTGTGTTTGTGTTTGTTCAAGTTTTGGGGTTGTGACAAGATCTGGATACAATGCATTAGCCGTTTTAGCAATATTACCTAATAAAGTTTGTAACGTATTTATCATTTCGCTCGATTTCGGATCCGGATTTTGTTCCATTAGTTGATATTTAACATGTTCATGCAAACCATGTTGGTTGATGGTTTCCATGATTGATTTAAGTATTAATTTTTTTTGTGCTGCTTCGGATAAATTTTTGGTACCAAAACGAAGCATGTTTTCTGAAAGTAAGTTTTTCATTTTTTTGTATCTTTTTTTTTGGGTTATCTTGTTAACAATAATAAATATTACACAAAAAAAAAATAATGTTATTTGGATTTTTTACTTTTTTTACATAATATAAAATAAAACATATATGATTCGTTTCGGTTATGCTTGTATCAACATGGAGTTATCCGCGCGTGGTATTCGTACCGGCCGTGCCATGATTGATCGCAAATTCAAGCTTGGTGGCTTACGGCTTGCATCTGACATTGCACTTGCCAATGCCCGCGATTTACTTGCTATTCTGCAATGGAATGAAGCACATGGCATACGATTGTTTCGGTTAGGCTCCGAGCTCTTTCCACGTTGGAATCATTACGAATTTGCTGATTTGCCTGACATTGATCTTATTGTGCAGCATTTACGTTCTGCAGGTGATTATGCTCGCGACCATGGGCATCGCATCACAACGCATCCTGGCCCATTTCATATTCTTGGTAGTCCTGATGCTGTAGTTGTTGATAATTCTATCATTGGTCTTGAACGACATTCTGAGCTCTTTGATATGATGGGCTTTGCACCTAGCTTTGAAAACAAGATCAATATTCATGTTGGTGCTACTTACAATGATAAGCCTGGTACTATTATGCGATGGCTGCATAACTATGATCGTTTATCAGATTCTTGCAAGGCGCGTTTGGTTATTGAGAATGATGATAAAGCTTCCATGTATTCGGTGCGCGAGTTGTATGAGATGTTGCATGCTGAAATTGCTATACCAATTACGTTTGATTATTGGCATCACACTTTCAATACTGGTGACTTGTCTGAACAAGAAGCATTCTTTATGGCTCGTGAAACTTGGCAACGCCATGGCGTTACTCAATGTACGCATTACAGTGAGTCCCGTCGACGTGAAGCACAAATTCTCATTGAACGTATGTTTGCACATCATAATATCGATATTGTTGATTTGCCCAAATGGCCAACGTTCCACAAACAATACAAAGAATTTACCAAAATCAAAGAACAAGCTCATGCTGATTACATTACACGGCTCCCAGATACGTACGGTGTAGCTGATCTCGATGTTATGGTCGAAGCAAAAGCTAAAGAACAAGCATTGCTCAATTTAAACGTTGAATGTTGTCAAAACGCTCAATTAATTTTAGAATAATATATTTATATAAAATATTAATAATTAAATAAAAAAGGTAAAATTATGCCAAGTTATGATTCAAATTACAAATACAAAAGCAATGTTATTGACAACGTTGAAGATGCAAAAGAAATTATTCGAAATGTAGGTAAAGCACTTTCTGAAGGAAAAACTGATAAAAATTCTGCATTAGACAATTTAGCACGAGCAATTCAAAAATTGGAAGAAGCTCGATATTTTATCGATAGAGGATAATAATTAAACGTTTTTCTATATGTTGTATTAACTATTTTATCATGAAATTTTATAAACAATATTGTCCCGTTATCAGACAAACAATCTCTGCAGGCGGAGCGGTCGGGAGCAAACGAGGAGAGACAAGCCAAGCGGGTTAAAGCCCCAACTCATGCTTCCGACATTGAAATTAAATCTTAACTAATTTACAAAGATAAATTTCAATTGAAATTTTATCACATTGTAATAAAACAAAAAGTGATTGTGAAAAGAAACGTAAAAAGTAGTACGTCCCCGCGTGGATTTAAAAAATTGCAATGCAAATATTGTAATGAAATTTGTCAAAAAGTAGATATGAATGCAACAGCAGTAACATGCAGTAGTTGCGTATCAAAACTTGTTAATGGCCATCAATTGGAAATACGAAAATAAATCTTTATATTAAATAAGTTATGTTACAAGCAGAAAAAATAAAATCAAATTGGGAAAGATATCGCAATTTAGTTGATCAGTTCTTTCCTACACGAAAAAATGCATTAAATCAAATGTATGATGCATTTGAAGATCGTATGGTAATGATGCCAGCATCGTCCATTGCACATTATCACAATGCGTTTGCTGGCGGATACGTAGATCACATACTTCGAGTAATGGATTGTGCATTAACTTTGCATAATACATGGATGGTATGTGGTGCTGATATGTCTGGTTATACTGAAGAAGAATTATTGTTTGCAGCAATGCATCACGATTTAGGTAAAGTAGGATTTCCAGGAGATGGTAACGAAGTTTATCAAGTAGAAACTTCAGATTGGCATCGCAAGAATCAAAACAAAATGTATCGTCATAATGAAAACATTCCATTTACCATGGTGCCAGATCTTTCAATTTGGTTGCTGCAAGAATATGATGTTAAAATGTCTTGGAATGAATATCAGGCAATTAAAATTCATGATGGAATGTATGATGATGCAAATAAGCCGTATTTTGTTGCTCGTTCAGCACAAGCCAAATTGAAAACAAATCTTCCTATCATTTTGCATCATGCAGATCATATGGCAGCACAAATTGAATATGAACGTTGGAGAAATCGAAATAACGAATCACCTAAACCGGTTTCTGAAAAAAATAAAATACAAAAATCTGCAGCATTAAAAAATCTTGCAGAAAATAATCCGGATGTAGAACAAGCAATAACGGATATTTTCAAAGCATTTAACGGAGAATAACATGATATTTTTAATCGTAACAAACATATGTTTGCTTGTAATTAGCGCATATTTAGGATATCGAATATGGTATCTTGCTGGAATAATTGCTGACCTACAAGATCAAGATGATGATGTTGTTTCATATGTTCAATCGTTAGAAGATACAAATCAATTTATGTATGAACAAATAAAAAAATCATATGAAAACATGCAAGAAATTGATCGTTTAGGTGCATTTGAAGCAGAAGACGAAGCTGGCACAACATTTCAATTATTAAATGATGTTATCATAAAACTTAAGGAGCAATTTGATGTCCAGGAAGAAACAAAGTAAAACATATTTTACAAAAATAACAGATATTGCAATATCTGCTTATAATAAATCAAATAATGTTTCAATTAGAGAAAAAATTTATCGTAGATTTATTTATCCACCTTTTATGAAACTTACTGAAAATATTATCAATAAAATTAAACCAGATTATATTGATTCATCATTTCAAGATTTGCAAACTGATTTAGTTACGTATTTAACGGCTCGTTTGGATAAATTTAAACCAGAATTTGGAAAAGCATATTCATATTATACAAGAACAACATTTAATTATTTAATTGCAGAAAATCAAAAAGGTTATAACAAATTAAAATTAGATGCATTAGAAATTAATATTGACGAACAACGAAATGTTGTAACAGAAATTCATAACGATGAAATGCAAGAAACATTGCGAGAATTTATGGACGCATACGTTAAATATTGTTTTGACAATTTAAATTATATTTTTTCTACTCCTACGGATATTCATGTTGCAGATTCCGTATTACATATTTTTGAAACTCGAGAAAATATTTTAGAATTTAATAAAAAAGCATTGTATATTTTAATTCGAGAACGATCAGGTTTAGAAACTTCAAATATTACTAAAGTTATAAAAACATTAAAATCAATTTATGATACTAAATTTTTAGAATATTCACAATCAGATTTTATAAAATTGCCTTTTTGATATTTATTTAAAAGGTTTTGTTATGGATAAAAATGATGAAATATTTAAAGGTACATCGTTTTCAGATCTAATGTCCGATGTTTATCATAATTCAAAAAAGAAAGACCGACAAATCAATCAACTTATTGCACAACTTCACCCATTAATTAAAAATGCATCCGATGCTACAATCATTGTGCCTTTAATTAAAGAATATCTAGATGTTGCAGTTAAAAATGATGATCATTTAGTTAAATTAACTGCAATAGTTCAACGCTATATTTCTACAAAACAAACTATTTCTGGAGCAGATGGATTACTTAGTGATGAAGAAAAACAACAACTTCTTCATGTTGCTGAACAAACGTTATCTGCAGAATTAACTGATGAATTAGATTCAATTGAACAAGAATCAATAGCATTAAAACAACGTATAGCATCATCAAATAAAACAAAAAAGGATATTGATGTCTGAGCAAAACAGTACGTTATTTTTAATTGGCGAAGTTGTAAATGGTTATGATAATACATTAAAATATATTGAATCGGGGTCGACTTCTACAACTAATAAATTATTTACTATACAAGTACGTACAGTTAATCGATATACAAAACAAACTGATACATATACGTGTCGTCCGTTTAATTTAAACATCAAACAAATTCCATTAATCGGAGAACATGTATTAATATTTTGTGCATATAATCAAGAAACTACATTAGATGTTACAAATATTGAATGGTATTATTTACAACCATATGCAATACAATCTTCAATTAATTCAAATATTGTTCCGGGAATTTCATACGGCAAAAATATATCAGAAGATCAAATTAAGAATATTCAGCCAGGAAAAGTTTTTCAAACAAAATTTATTTCTCCATTACAACCATATGAAGGTGATATTATGATTGAAGGTCGTTGGGGAAATACAATACGATTAGGAAGTACTACTTCAAATCAAGATGAATTGCTAAATCCAACATGGAGTGGAACAGAATTGGGTGATCCAATAATGATATTTTCAAATGGTCAACAAAATAAATCTAATAAACAATTTGTAGTAGAAAATTTAAAACAAGATCCAGCATCAATGTATTTAACATCTACACAAAAAATCAATAATTTTTATTTAGGAACTAATACAAATAAACGACCATTAACTAAATTTAAATCAGAATCTCAATTTGATAAATCGCAATTTATTGGTTCTGCAGATCGAATTATATTAACAGCAAAAACGGATATAGCTGTTGTAGATTCAGTTAAAGCAATTGTGTTAAATTCACCCAAAGTGTATATTGGTAACGATGGTGCCGCAGAACCAATTCCGCACGGAAAAGTGTTGTATGATATATTAAATGATATTTTATTAACGTTGTCTGCAGGTACCGTTGGTACAGCTGGAATAACAAGTCAATTTATAAACAATGAAAATATTTCATCAGCTAGACGCAAATTAAATCAACTATTAAGTAAAAATTATTTCATAAAAAAATAAGGACATTATGCCAATTACTCCGCCATTAGATAAAATACCCGCATTGCCAGCTCAAGGAGTATCATTATTAATGAAGCAAGTAAATTTACAAGTTTCAAAATTAATTAATGATATAAATAAATTGTTAGAGTCTATTAATAAACTTTCTGAAACAACTAGTTGCAGTGATCCTAAAACTAAACAAGCAAAAGATGATTTAGCTAATGTTTTAAATGGTATTACTAAAATACAACAGCTGCCAACTAAAATACAACCAGTTATAACTGGATTACAATTAGCAGTTACAACTGCACAAGCAATAAAAGCTGCGCAACTATTAAATCCAGCAACAGCACCAGCAATTATTTCAGCAGAATTACTATTAGTACAAAATATGACTATTGCAAATAGTATACAAGCATTAACTCAACTACAACAAATACCGCAAATACTTAAAGATTCGTTATCTGGAATTAATTTACCATTAAATGATTCATTGAATACATTATCTACAATTTGCAACGTTGAAAATACTTCATACGAATTGCCAAACGAATTAATTTCTACTACACCTACACAAACTATTGATTCAGATTTTTATAACACATTTAATGTATCGGATTCGGATTTAGATGCAAGATTACAGTTGATACAAGATCTTGTAGCACAACAAAAAGATTTATTAACTTCATTAGAAGAAGCTCCTAGTAAAGTTTATGAAGGCGAAACACAACCAACACCTGAATTAGGAAAACCTGGAGATTATTTTGTTGATAATAAAAATCGTATAATATATGGTCCTAAAATTTTAAGAAATGAATGGCCCGCGGGCGTAAATTACTAAACTTAATATTTATATAAAAGTATTCATATGGATTCAAAAATTTTAATAAAAGCACTTAAAACTGCAATGCGAGAAGTTATAAAAGAAGAATTAACCGAAATTCTTCGGGAAGGTTTACAATCTACAATTACGGAAATAAAACAATCTACACCTGTTTTACAACCAATTCAAAAAAATACAACAAATCAAATTAAAAAATCAAAAATACAGTTTCAAGATAATAAATGGGCAGATATTTTAAATGAAACAAATGCTTTGTCAGAAGATCATTCGATAACAATGAATAGTTTTCGTGATATAATGAATGAAGGTATTGAAGAAATTCGAATGACATCACAAGATGCAAACAATTTTGGAACGATGCGAAAAAATATAAAAGAATCAATTGAAATTGCACCAGTTGAAACAAAAATCATGGAAGATCCTGAAACCGGAACAGTTCTCGAGGTACCTCAAGAAATTCAACATGTAATGACCCGAGATTATTCTTCGTTGATGCATGCAATCAATAAAAAACGAGGAATAAAATAAAATGTCATATGTAGTCGATAATAATCCTAAAATTATCAATAAAAACCCAACTCCATTGGGAATTAAATCCACGTTCAATGGAGTTGGAATTTTTACTACAAATTACACAAATTCACAACAAGCTCGAGATAATTTTAAAAATTTATTATTAACTAGAAAAGGAGAACGTTTATATCATCCAAATTTTGGTTGTGATTTATTAAATATATTGTTTCAGCCCATAACTGATCAAATAACCGATGATATCAATACTACAATACGAAATACAGTTTCATATTGGTTGCCGTATTTATCAATTGATACTATTGATATTGATACGTCATCAAACGATATAATACCAAATCATACAATAAAAATCAATATTGTATTTAGCGTATTCGATAGTATTGAAACAAATACAATTGTAATTTTTGCAGCAGAAAATGGAATATTACGGATAGAATAAAAATGGAATTAAAAAAACGAGACGTATCGTATTTAGGAAAAGATTTTGGTCAATTTAGAAAAAACTTAATTGATTTTACAAAACAATATTTTCCACAAACATATACTGATTTTAATGAATCTTCTCCTGGTATGATGTTTTTAGAATTGTCAGCATATGTTGGAGATGTACTATCATACTACGCTGATACAAATTTGAAAGAATCGTTGCTAGAACAAGCTACGGAACGAGCTAATATTTACGATTTAGCTCGAGCGTTAGGATATAAACCAAAAAATGTTATACCAGCATATGTTGATCTAGATGTATATCAATTGGTACCTGCAATCGGATCTGGTTCTAATGTAATGCCAGATTTTAATTATGCATTATCAATTAAACCAGGTATGCAAATAAAACAAGAAACGGGAAACGTAGAATTTAGAACGTTAGATTCTATAGATTTTGCATTTTCTTCTAGTGTCAATCCAACCGCCGTTACAATTTTCCAAACAAATACAGTAACAAATGATCCATTATATTTTTTATTAAAAAAACAAATTCGTGCAGTATCTGGTAATATTGTTACAGCTACATACACATTTGGTTCGCCTATTCCTTATGATAAAATTGTATTACCAGATACAAATATTATTGAAATAATTTCAGTACAAGAATCTGATGGTGATAATTGGTATGAAGTTCCATATTTAGCTCAAGATACTATATTTGAAACAGTACCGAATATTGTAGAAAATGATCCTGTATTATCTACATATCGAGATTCGGCGCCTAGTTTATTAAAATTGCGAAAAGCATCAAAACGTTTTATAACAAGATTGCGAAGCGATAATCGTTTAGAAATACAATTTGGAGCAGGTGTATCGGATAATAACGATGAAGAAATTGTACCTAATCCGGATAATGTAGGAAATGGTTTAGCGGGATTTCGTAAAAACATCAATGTAGATATTGATCCATCTAATTTTTTATATACAAGAACATATGGACAGGCGCCTGCAAATACTACTTTAACTGTAACATATTCTATAAGTAATGGTATAACGGAAAACGTAGCAGCAAATACGTTAACAAATATTAAGTTGATTAATTTTACACAAGATATAAATTCTATTAATAATGCTAACATGATGAATTTTGTAAAAAATTCAATTTCAGTTAATAATTCATTGCCTGCAGCTGGTGCAAAAAATATAGAATCATTACAAGATATAAAAAATAATGCATTAGCAAATTTTGCAACACAAAATCGATTAGTAACACGAGAAGATTATATAATACGTTGTTATTCTATGCCATCAAAATTTGGTAGTATAGCAAAAGCATATATTGTACCAGATGATCAAATTACTCAACAAGATTTAATTGATCGACGAATTGCAAATCCATTGGCATTAAATTTATATGTTTTAGGATATAATTCATCAAAACAATTAACTATTTCAAATCAAGCAATCAAAGAAAATTTAAAAACATATCTAAATTATTATAGAATCTTAACAGATGCAGTTAATATTAAAGATGCATTCATAATTAATATCGGCGTAAATTTTCAAATATCAGTTTTATCAAATTATAATAGTAACGAAGTTTTATTGAAATGTATTGATGCATTAAAACTTTATTTTGATATTGATAAATGGCAAATAAATCAACCAATTGTAAAATCAGATATCATGAATGTATTAGCAAATGTAACTGGAGTTCAAAATATCATAAATATTGAAATTCAAAATTTATTTGATAGTACATTGAATTATTCTGGAAATATTTATGATATTTCAACTGCAACAAAAAATGGTGTTATTTATCCATCACTTGATCCTAGTATTTTTGAAGTTAAATTTCCAAATCAAGATATTCGCGGTCGAGTCGTAAATTATTAATCTTTTTATATTTATATGTAAAAAAGGATTGTAATGGGCGTATTGAATACAAATCGTTTGCAAATCGTTGCCGGTGGTTTAATTTCTGCTAGTTTTGTTAGTGATTTATATGATGTTTTTACGAGTCATGTTGCAGAATCGGTTTCTATTTCAGGATCATTAATTGTTACTGGTAGTATTACTAGTAGTTTATTTGGAACTGCAACAACTGCTTCATATGTATTAAATTCTGTTAGTTCATCATATTCTGCTACATCTTCATATGTTTCCAGTGCAGTTTCTGCATCATATGTATCGGGGTCGTTAGTTCGATCAATAACCGGTTCATTTAACTATGTTTCGGTTGCAACTAATTTTATCACACAAGGTACAGTATTTATGTATACAGCATCATTACCAACCACAGATCCGGGCGTAGTAAATCAATTATGGAGAAGTGGAAGTCATTTAATGATTAGTATTTAAGGTAATATATGTTTAAAATATTTTATGCAAATTCTGATGCTACTTTATATCAAGGTAGTACTGCTACTAGTGCTACGTCATTAACAAATACTGGATTAGATGAGATTTTAGAAGTTGGCAAATATTTAAGTAACGATGGCACAACATTATTAAAATCTAGATCTGTTATTAAATTTGATATAAATGAAATTCAAGAAACATTACAAACTTATAATGTTTCATTAAATTCATGTAAATTTGTAATGCAGTTATTTACAACTCAAGCAAAAAATTTACCTAGTGAATATACAATTGATGCTAAAATTGTAGCTCAGCCATGGATTAATGGTACTGGATATTTGGGTTCTAGACCAATTGTATCAAATGGCGTACAGTGGGCTAAACCATATGAATCTTGGTCATTTAATGCTCAATCAGGAAGTATGTGGATTTCTAGTTCACAACAAATACAAATAAATAGTTCTTCATTATATGTATCAGGATCGGGTACTGGAGGTAGTTGGCTATGGCAATCGGGTAGTGGAATTTTTAATATATCTAATTTTAATCAAGTATTTTTTACACAACCAGGATTGCAATCAAATGAATCATTTTCATATCGACCTACTGATATATACATGGATGTTACTGATGCAATTTCATTATGGATTAGCGGAAGTGGAGGACATGTTATACAAAATAACGGATTTTTATTAAAATTTTCCGATCAAGATGAATCTAATTCAGCAGTTACTGGATATATTAGATTTTTTAGTAGGGATACTCATACCATATATGTTCCTAGATTAATCATGTATTTTGATAATTCCGAATATGATTCAAATTTAGAAAACGTTAATTTAGAATCATTTTTAATTTTTTCAAAACTAAAACCAGAATATAAAGATACGGAAATTGTTAAAATAAGAATTTATGGTCGAGATAAATTTCCTAGAAAATCTCCTAATAATTTATTTCCAACTCAAACTATAAAAAAATTACCAATTACTACATATTATGCAGTTCGAGATGCTGCTACAGATGAATACATAATTCCATATGATAATATTTATAATAAAGTAAGTTGCGATAATACTAGTAACTACATATATGTAGATTTAAACGGTTTTATGCCAGAACGATATTATCGTTTAGAATTTATGATTACAGATGGATTTACAAAGCAATATATCGATGATCAAATTTATTTTAAAGTAGTTAGATAATGCCAAAAGAACAAAGTTTATTAAAAAGTTCAGAAAATAATACAAATTCAAAAGATTTTGTTGTTGCATCTCCGACATCATATTATATTCGTAATGGACTTACTATAACATCAAATAATAATGCAATAATACCAAGAGATTCTGCAGGAAATATTATTATACATGAAAATAGTATAAACAACCCATTACTCATAATTGAGCCCACTAATAGAGAAGTTGATAAAAAAAGTTTTTTAGAAACAATTGAAACTAGATTTCAATATTTTAGTTTTCCGCCGTTAATTACAAATACAGGTGATACGCCCGCTCCAGAAATTTCATTAGATGATATTCTAATTGATCCAGTTTATGCTAGATATCAACCAACGGAACCTAGAAAAATACTTGTTGGTCCAGTACCATCGGGTATATTAATGGATAAATTAGTTGATGGAAATCCTACTCAAGAAATCAATAGTTATTTTGTTAATAAAATAGTAAAAAATAGTGGAGCCGATTTAAGATTTAGAATTAAAATAGAACATCGTTTTGATACTCCAAATAATGAATTTGGAACTGCATTTTTTTATATTGCAAAAACCAATTCTGACTCCGGATTAAATCGTACATATTTGGGTCCATATTACAATTCAGCGTTTAACAATGAAGATCAACAAAAACAATTTGTACAAAACATTAATAATTTTATAGCAGCTACTACAACATATTGTGATTTAGCATTACAAACATCTTATTATACTGCAGTTAATAGTTTAATTTTATTCTTAAAAAGACAATTACCAAAAATAAATGGAATTATAATAACATCGGGTATTATAAGTTTAACAAAAGATTTAGTTAATAACTATCAATTGAATAATGAAATTGATGCAATTAATCCGACAATACGTACTGATATAATAAAATATTTAAATACTTATGAATCCGATGTTAATTTGGGATTACCAGGTCAAATTGGTCAATATGGTGTACAAAATTTATTCATCGATGTTGTTATTCCTAATTCTACATTAGAAATTGGAGATATTTTTAGCATTACAGCATATTCAAATG